AAAAATGGTTTAGACGCATATACAGCATATTACAAAGCAAGTGAAAAAATGCAGTTTGATCCTGCTATGGTATTTGATTGGATGGGTTCAGAATTTAAAGACGAAGAACTTGAAGACTTTATTCCTATAGAATATGAACGTGATTGGATAAAACGTGCAGAATTAGGAATGTCAGAAAACTTTGCCGACGGTAAAAAGCCTGGTAGGAAGGGACTTGCAAAACGCAAAGGCGTTAATTGTAGTCAAAGCGTAACAAAACTACGTAAAATAGCAAAGAACAGCAGTGGTGAAAAACAAAGAATGGCTCACTGGTGTGCCAATATGAAATCAGGCAAGAGCAAGAAAAAGTAAATATAGCAAAGGAGTACCAATGCTAGAACATTTTTTACTACCAGATTTAAAAATAGACAAAGAACATTTTACAAAGAAAGTCCATGAACAGTGTCATACATGGGGATGGTTTGGTACAGGCCGTTTTAAGTTTTTTGTAGGTTTACCAGACGATGACACACTAGATATTTTAGACACAATATTTCAAAACGCTGGCGATATTATTGTTAGAGTTAATTTCAACAGAGTAAAAGCAACACAAATTATTGGTCCGCACACAGATTACGAAAGCGGTTGTACAATCAATATTCCTATTTGTGGTAACTTTGCAGGTAGTAGCTTAGATCACTATGAATGGACAGATCCTGTAACTGTTATAAGTCCTAGTCAAAACTTTGACGAAGTTCCTGAAAGTAGATTTTATCCACACAGTGAAATTTTAGAACAAATTAGTTATACTGATCCTATTTGTTTTGACACACGTACTCCACACGGTGTAACTAATCAAACAAATGAGGATAGATTCATATTAGGATGTAGTTTCGATATGAAACTACAAACAAGTGATCTAAAACGTATGTATGACAATGGAGAGTTACTTAAATGTCAATTATAAACGGTAAATACATACAACCATGTGTATATGAAAGTGGATTGTGGGTTACTGGTATGTTACCACATTGTAGCACAGAGTCTAAACAGTTAATTATTAAAGATCACATATGGTTAAAGCAAGAACGCAAAGAAGGTATCTTTGCAGAAAGTGTAGAAAATGAAGATAAGTGAACTTTTAAATGAAACAACAGCTGGTGGCGTAGCGGCTGTAGCAATGCCTATAGGAGCAATACAATCAAGAACAGGTCCTAAAAAGAAGAAAAAGAAAAAAGAAGATATTGAAACTGATGAAAGTGGCTTACAACGCTATACTGGTATTAAAAAGTATGGTAAAAAAGGGTTTGAAGCACTACAAAAAGCTGGTAGAGATGGCGCAAGCGAAGAAGAAAAAGGTGCTATCAAGGACAAGTATTTAAAAAAGAAAAAGTAGATAAATACTACTGTAATCCGGAGTTAATTATGAGAGAAGCAGAACTTAAAAACAAACAAGCAGTTAAAGAAGGCGGACTTGCTGATATGGCTGACATGGCCGAACGTGATCATGAAGTACAAATGGCAAGAGCAGAACTATACAAAATTGCCAAGTATGCTATTAAACTTCACGACATGCTAAAAGGTGTAAGCGAAGCAGAAGGTATGGAAGGTTGGCAACAATCTAAAATTACAAAAGCCGCAGACTATATTGGTTCTGTGTATCATGCTATGGATTACGACATGAAATTCGAAACAACAAACGAAGCTAAAGAAAGTCCTGCTACTTGTGGTTGTAAAGCTGGTTGTGGACACTGCGGTGGCAATCATACAATGGCAGAAGTAGGTAAAGAGTGCGGTTGTTGTGGAAATAAAATTTACGAAAGAAAAAACAAACCGCTAAAAGCAGGAATTACTAGTTCTCCTGAAGTAAATGCGGCGGCATCAGCACAACAATCAGATTGGAAATCCAATCCAAGTTTTACATCAGAAAGTTATAAAGATGTATTATCAAAAAAACTTGCAGAAAGTGTAGCAGATATTGTTGAAGCTGAAAGTTTATGTCCAGAATGCGGTAAGCCTAGTTACAAATCATTACCAGAAGAAAAGCAAAAAGGTGTTGATGGCAAAGTATGCTGGAAGGGCTACAAGCGCATGGGCACAAAGAAAAAAGGCGGCAAGACTGTTGATAACTGCGTAAAGATGTAGTCATGCGTTTTGCGGAACTAGACAAAAAAACAATCAAAAAAGCACACAAGACTGCTGATAAAATTCTTGACAAACCAAAAGCCAAAAAAAATATAGCAAAATGGGCTAAAGAAAAAGGGATGGATCCAGAAGGTGCGATCTATGCTATTGCTACAAATATGGCTAAAAAGAAAAAGGGCGAGTCAGTTGACGAAAAATGGAGTAAAAAGTACAAACGCTCTATAAATTGTAATAATCCAAAAGGTTTCAGCCAGAAGGCCCACTGTGCAGGAAGAAATAAGAAATAACAAAGAAGCATATCGTTTATTCTGGATGGTCAAAGGACATATAAACACTACCCACGAGACGATTATTGCTTCACAAAACGGATATTTCAAAAGATTATGGATTGACGGAAGTAATGGTGCTCCTTTAGCAGACTATGAAGAAGGTTTTGAAGAAGCATTTCAAAAACTACTTGACAAATACTCATAATTATTATATAATACTACAATAACAAATGGAGGCTTACTATGAGTAACCGTGTATACGGCCCTGAAGAAAAGGCAAAACTAGAAAGGCTAGTTAATGAAGGCGTTACAGTTCTTCAAGAAATTGAAGACCTACAAGCAGGATTGAAAGATACTGTTAAAGCTGTAGCAGAAGAACTTGACGTAAAACCAAGTTTAATTAACAAGGCAATTAAAATTGCACAAAAAGCTGATTGGGAGAGAGTTGCAACTGAGTTTGACGATTTAGAAACACTTGTTGTAACAGTTGGCAAAGACAAAGTGTAATGCAAAAAGTAAAAGACTTTTGGATTAATAGCTACAAGTCTGATAAAGTTGCATTTGCATTTGAACTTATCAGTTTTGTTTTTACAGTGACAGCGAGTTTAACACTTGCTTTGACTGCATTAGATCCTAATATGTTAATTGTTTATCCGTTCTTCTTTGTAGGATCGGTAACACAGTGCTACGCATCTGTACGAAGAGGTGCGGCATGGGTAATGTTACTTACAGGATACTTTGCTGTTATAAATGTGTTTGGATATGGAGTTGCGGCTTCATGGTGGTAAAACCCTATCAATGGCTAGCGTGGCTGAGTACAGCATGTCTGTTAACAGCCGCAACACTAGCCGCCTTTAATGTCTACCCTTTGTACATTTGGGCATTCATTATTAGCAATAGTCTTTGGATACTAGTTGGTATTCTATGGAAAGAAAAAAGTCTTATTGTAATGAATGCAGGTTTGACCTTTATTTACGTAGCAGGATTAGTTCTGTGAAAGTATTAATTGCAGGGGATAGCTTTGCGGCAGAATGGCCAGGTATAAACGGTTGGCCAAAACTTCTTGCAGATAAATTTGATGTTACAAATGTTGCCCAAGCAGGCATTAGTGAATATAAAATTTTAAAACAAATACAAAATGCAAAACTAGACGAATACGATGCAATTATTGTAAGTCATACTAGCCCAAGTAGAGTACACACATTAAAACATCCGTTGCCAAGAGAAGAATTACACAAAGACTGTGATTTAATTTGGAGTGATATAGAAAACAGAAGTAGTTTTTTAAATCCAAGTTTGAAAGCGGCGAAAGGATACTTCGAACATCATTATGATGATAACTACTACCAAACTATCTACAGTCTTTTTAGAAAAGAAATATATACTTTATTAGCAAAGAAAAACTATTTAAGTATGTCACATATAGAAATAGCTAAGTTTTTTATATGGGAAGACAATCATTTAGACTTTAGTAATTTTTGGCAGGCAAACAAAGGCAAAGAAAATCATTATTCAGAAGAAGGCAACAAAAAAATATTTAAAATAGTTGTTGACAATATTGAAAAAATTTGTTAATATAACAATACACGCCGTTTTAATATAGGCATGCAGATGGTACGTTGGCCATAAACAACGAGGAGAATGAATGAGTTACGTAGATGCATTATTTGATCGCGACCAAGATCTGATTAGAGTCGTAGAACGAAAAGATGGAAAAAGACATTTCCACGAATATCCAGCAAAATATACATTTTATTATAAAGATCCTAGAGGCAAGTACAAAAGTGTCTACGGCGATCCATTACAACGAATAGTTTGTAAAAACACCAAAGACTTTCGTAAAGAAGTTGCAATTAATAAGAACAAGGATTTATTTGAATCAGATATTAATCCAATTTTTCAATGTCTAAGTGAAAACTATCTCAATCAAGACGCTCCTAAACTAAACATTGCATTTTTCGACATTGAGACTGACTTTGATCCGGAACGTGGATTTGCTGATCCAAGCGATCCTTTTATGCCAATCACTGCTATTACTGTACATTTACAGTGGATGGACGCACTTGTAACTTTTGCTGTACCTCCAAAAACACTTAGTATGGAACAAGCACAAGAACAAGTCAAAGACTTTGACAACACATATCTCTATGCTAAAGAAGGTGATATGTTACAAGCATTTCTCGACATAATTGAAGATGCTGATGTAATATCAGGTTGGAACAGTGAAGGTTATGATATTCCGTATACTGTTAATCGTGTAAGTCGTGTATTAAGCAAAGATGATACAAGACGTTTCTGTTTGTGGAAACAACTTCCTAAGAAACGTGAATATGAAAAGTATGGTAAATCAGCTGAAACCTATGACCTAGTAGGCAGAGTGCATTTAGATAGTTTGGAATTATATCGTAAATACACATATGAAGAAAGACACACTTACAGGCTTGATGCTATTGGAGAACTTGAAGTTGGTGAAAAGAAAACTGTGTATGAAGGCACACTCGATCAACTTTATAACAATGACTTCAGAACGTTTATCGAATACAACCGACAAGACGTTGCACTACTGGACAAGCTGGACAAAAAACTAAGATTTATTGATCTTAGTAACGAACTTGCACACGCAAATACTGTTTTGCTACAGACAACTATGGGTGCAGTAGCAGTTACAGAACAAGCAATCATTAACGAAGCACATCACAGAGGACTACAAGTTCCTAATAGACCAAAACGTGATGATGAAAATACAGCGGCCGCAGGTGCTTATGTTGCATTTCCTAAAAAAGGAGTTCATAAATGGATTGGTTCAATGGACTTGAACAGTCTGTATCCTAGTGTAATTAGAGCTCTTAACATGGCGCCGGAAACTATTGTAGGACAACTACGTCCTGTGATGACAGAAGCACGTATACATGAAGATATGACACTTAAAAAGAAGAGTTTTGCAGGTAGTTGGGAAGGACGTTTTAGTACAGAAGAGTATGAAGCAGTTATGGAAAAACGTAAAGATGTTTCTATTACTGTTGATTTTGAAAATGGCGACAGTCGTGTAATGAGCGGTGCTGAAATCAACAAACTTATATTTGATAGTAACATGCCCTGGATGCTAAGTTCAAACGGTACAATATTTACAACAGAGTTTGAAGGTGTTATTCCAGGTATCCTAAAGCGTTGGTATTCAGAACGTAAAGAATTACAGGCAATGCTTAAGAAAGCAAAAGACGCAGGAAATGATATCGAAATTGCGTTTTGGGATAAACGTCAGCTAGTAAAGAAAATTAACCTAAATAGTTTGTATGGTGCTATTTTGAATCCTGGTTGTAGGTTCTTTGATAAACGCATTGGACAATCAACTACATTGTCAGGTAGGACTATTGTTAAACATATGAGTGCAGAAGTAAACAAAGTTATTACTGGTACATATGATCACACTGGACAAAGTGTTATATACGGTGATACAGATTCTGTATATTTTAGTGCATATCCTACTCTAAAAGAACAAATTGATAGAGGAGAATTGCCTTGGACAAAAGAAAATGTAATCACACTTTATGATCAAATAGCAGATGAAGCAAATAGTACATTTAGTGACTTTATGGCTGAAGCATTTCACTGCCCAGAATCAAGAAGTGATGTTATTGCGGCAGGTAGAGAAATTGTTGCTGAAAGCGGACTATACATTACAAAGAAACGTTATGCCGCACTAGTGTATGATGTAGAAGGTTTCCGTTCTGATGTAGATGGAAAGCCGGGTAAAGTAAAAGCAATGGGCTTAGACTTGCGTAGATCAGATACACCTGTGTTTATGCAAGAGTTTTTAAGTGAAGTACTTATGATGGTACTGCAAGAAAAAGATGAAAAAGATATTCTAGAACGCATTACACAATTTAGAAAAGAATTTTCAGAACGTCCAGGATTTGAAAAAGGTTCGCCTAAACGTGCTAACAAAATTGGACACTATCAACGACTTGAAGAAAAGCAAGGCAAAGCAAACATGCCAGGACATGTTAGAGCAAGCATCAACTGGAATACACTCAAGCGTATGAACGGAGACAAGTATTCGCAAGAGATTGTAGATGGTATGAAAGTTATTGTGTGCAAGCTCAAGCAGAATCCGCTGGGTTATACTAGTGTTGCATATCCAACTGATCAGTTGCGTCTACCAGATTGGTTTAAAGAACTTCCGTTTGATGATGCGGCAATGGAAGAAACAATCATTGACAACAAACTAGATAATTTAATTGGTGTGCTTAATTACAATCTTGAAGATACAAAACAGCATAACACATTCCATAGTTTGTTTGATTTTGGAGATGTATGAAATTGAGTGAAGAACAAAAACTTATACTAATAACTGACTTTATTGAACAGAAGTTACGTAAAGAGAAAGAACTAGAATTTTATCTAGAAGAATTGCAAAAATTACAAGTCAAGATTGGCTATCTCCGGAGAGAAGTTGACCTGACTAACACTATTATAGGCATGATTAAAAGCGAACAAGTTTACGACATTAAAGATAATATGTTAACAAAAGACAACGTAATTAAATTACCCGAGGAGGACAAATGAAAGTAGGATTTACTTGTAGTACATTTGATTTGTTACATGCTGGACATGTAATTATGTTGCGCGAAGCTAAAGAACAGTGTGATTATCTTATATGCGGATTGCAAATTGACCCTAGTGTAGATAGAAAAGAAAAAAATGCTCCTGTACAGACTGTAGTTGAACGCTACACTCAACTTAAAGCAGTCGGATATGTTGATGAAATTATTCCATATGCTACTGAAAGAGATTTAGAAGATCTATTATCTATGTATCCAATTGATGTCAGAATATTAGGTGAAGAGTATAAAAACAAAACATTTACAGGACGATCTATTTGTCTTAAAAGAGGAATAGATCTATACTATAATAAAAGAGAACATCGTTTCAGCACTTCAGATTTAAGGAGAAGAGTTTGTGAATAGATATATTTTTGATGTAGACGGAACTTTAACCCCTAGTAGAGGATTTATTGATCATAAATTTAAATACTGGTTTTTAGATTTTGTATACAGTAACAATGTATATTTAATAACAGGTAGCGATTATCCTAAAACAGAAGAACAACTAGGTACAGTTCTTTGTAATGCAGTTGAACGTGTATATAACTGTTCCGGTAATGACGTTTGGGAAAATGGCCGAAATGTTAGAACAGATGATTGGAAGTTACCAGTTTCTGCTAGAACATGGTTAGAAGATAAGTTAGAAGAAAGTTCTTTTTCTTTACGTACAGGTTTACATATAGAAGAACGTCCTGGTATGATTAATTTTAGTGTTGTAGGACGTAATGCAACACATGACGAACGCAAACTGTATGTAGAATACGATCAAGCTCATAATGAAAGAGATACAATAGCTGATTTATTTAAATTAGAATTTCCAACATTAGATGCAAGACCAGGCGGCGAAACGGGTATTGATATAGCACCAATAGGAAAAGACAAAAGTCAAATTGTAAACGATTTTGATTACAATGATGTTTTATACTTTTTTGGTGATAGGATGGATAAGTTCGGTAACGATTATCCTTTAAAGAAAGTCATTATAGAAAATGACTTAGGGTTTGCTTACCAAGTAACTGGTTGGCAAGACACATGGGAGAAACTTGATGCACATCATGTTAACAGGCCATAGAGGTTATATAGGTAGTAGATTATTAACTAGGCTTAAAAAAGAAAACAGTGTAGTTGGATTTGATTTAAAAGACGGTCAAGATCTAAAAACTTGTGAATTAAATGAAAATTTTGATTTAATTATTCATCTTGCAGGTAAAAGTGGTGTAAGAGAAAGTATTACAGATCCTGGAGGATATTGGCGTAATAATGTAGAAGTAAGTAAAAGAATATTTGCACGTTATCCTGACACAAGAATATTATATGCAAGTTCAAGTAGTGCATATGAACCGGATTTAAATCCATATGCGGCAAGTAAGTTTATTGTAGAAGAAGCCGCTGAAAGATATCCAAATACATTGGGAATGAGATTTCATACTGTATATGATGAAAAGCCTAGAAAAGGAATGTTCCTACAAAAATTATTTGATAATGAATTAGAATATGTAACAAACCATCACAGAGATTTTGTACACATAGAAGATGTATGTGATGCAATAGAATTATTAATTAGAAGCACATTCACAGGGATAGTAGATATTGGATCAGGACATCCTTTTAAGGTATCAGACTTTGCACCAGACTTGCCCATTCGCCTAAATACACCAAATGAACGTAGTTGGACTTGTGCAAATATGGATAGAATGAAGGGTTTAGGCTATAAACCTAAATATAGTATAGAAAAAGTCTTGACAAACAACAAGTTAGATAATATAATAAACTTTACAAATGGAGAATAATATGAAAGACATTTTACAAGATATCGTTGCTCATACACATGCACTAGGTTTTCTTAGTCTTGTTAAAATTAGTAACGAAGAAGGCACTGCTATTGACTCAATGGCAGAAGACCGTTCAGTTATTTTAAGCGGAGGTACACACTCGCCAGTAGCTGAATTTAAAGGAACTTTTGGTATGCCTAACTTAGATAAGTTAGCACTACACCTTAAGAATCCAGAGTATCAAAAAGATGCAAAGATTCAAGTAGTTGAAGCAGAGCGTAATGGTGAAGTTGTTCCTACACACATTCACTTTGAAAATACAGCAGGCGATTTTGAAAATGATTATCGCTTTATGAATAAAGCAATTATTGAAGAAAAACTTAAAACTGTAAAATTTAAAGGCGCACAATGGAGTGTAACTTTTCAACCAAGTGTAGCATCAATTGCAAGAATGAAGTTAATGAGTGCGGCACACAGTGAAGAGCCTACATTTAATGTAAGCACAAAGGACGGTAACTTGGTATTTGCATTTGGTGATGCAAGCACACACGCAGGTGAATTTGTATTCCAACATGGTATTGAAGGAACACTTGCACACACTTGGAGTTGGCCTGTAGCACAAGTGCAAAGCATTTTGAGCTTGGATGGTGATTTAACTATGAGCATTTCAGATCAAGGTGCTATGATGATTTCAGTAGACAGTGGTATGGTCAAGTATGATTATATTCTGCCAGCACAGAGCAAATAAATGAGTGAACAACAAAACTATTGCACAACAAAAGGACTATTACCAGCATTTTTAATCATTACATTTTTTATTGTTGGGGTTCCTTTTTTGTTAGTTGATAATGCACGTTATTGTAAACAAAGCATTATTCCTTGCTATCCGTGGGTAACGCCAGAATGAACACAAATCTAACTGCATCACAAAAAGACTATGCAATTTTTCTTCCAGCTATTAGCGGATTTTTTGCTACTTTTGTAGGCAAACAAAGACGTGAAGAATATGTAGAACGCAGTCGTATACCTAAACACTTTCCTGTTGAAGTAGAAAGTATGAACTGGCTTGAACCTAATGCTGGTTTGTTTCAATACAATTGGAGTTTGTATTCAGCAGGTCATGCAGAGTTAGATGTTAATAAAGATGCACCAAAAGAAGATATGGTGCGTAATAGAGATAGGAACCATAGTTGGTTGCTAGGTGATTCAGGTGGCTTCCAGATTGGTAAGGGCGTTTGGGAAGGTGATTGGAAAGATCCAAACTGTCCTAAAGCAAAAAAGAAGCGTGAACAAGTATTAACTTGGATGGATGCTTACATGGATTATGGTATGATCCTTGATATTCCTGCTTGGGTAGCACGTTCTCCTGCAGGTGCAAAAGCAACTGGAATTGATAATTATCAAGATGCTGTTAACGCTACACGCATCAATAACGATTACTTTATGAAAAATCGTAATGGTAATTGTAAATTCTTAAATGTATTACAAGGTGAAAATCATGCTGATGCTGAAGATTGGTATCAGCAAATGAAAGACTATTGTGATCCTAAAAAATATACTGATCATTTTAATGGATGGTCAATGGGTGGACAAAACATGTGTGACGTTCACCTTGTACTTAAAAGATTAGTAGCTCTTAGACATGATGGTTTATTAGAAAAAGGATTGCATGACTTTATGCACTTCTTAGGTACAAGTAAACTAGAGTGGGCTACCCTACTTACAGACATTCAAAGAGCAGTACGCAAACATCACAACGAAAACTTTACAGCAACGTTTGATTGTGCTTCTCCATTTTTAGCTACTGCAAATGGTCAAATATATTGTGAACTTGAAACCCAAGATAGAAAAAAATGGGTATATAGAATGGTTCCTAGTATAGATGACAAAGGTCTTGCATCGGACACTACTCCTTTTTCTGATGCATTTGTAAGAGAAGGTAAACACTCTAGTTTCTTAGATTCTCCAATTACTAAAGGATTGAGTGCAAAAGACATTTGCATTTATGCTCCTGGAGACTTAAACAAAATTGGTAAAGAAGGAAAGACATCGTGGGATTCATTTAGTTATGCAATACAAATGGGTCATAATGTATGGAGTCATATTAATGCAGTACAAGAAGCAAATAGACAATACGACAATGGAATCATTCCAAACATGCTTGTACAAGAACGCTTTGACAGGTTATTTTTTAGAGATGTTGTGGAAGAAATATTCGCAACTGACAGTAAAGAAAAATCATTACAACTAATAGAAGAACACAATAAGTTTTGGATGGATATACCAGGTACAAGAGGTGCAATTGGCAAAAAGACTGTAAACTCTAGTACATTCTTTGATGCTTTGTTTGAAGTAAATGAAGTAATTACTGAATCCGAAGAAACTTTTGATGAAACTAAACTGGAGGATCTAGAACATGAGCAACTTCACGGAGCGACACAATAAAATCGCAGTACATTTACAAGAGCTATATCGGAAACATAGAGCTCTTGACGACGAAATAAAAACAATGTATAATACATTCGAACGTGAAGAAAACATACATAGGCTTAAAACTAAAAAACTTTGGTTTAAAGACGAAATACATAGATTGGAAAGAGAGCTGAAAAGTTTAGGATGATAACACTTAAAGAACTAAAAGCCATTTTTATTGAAAACAAATTGGAATTTTTTATTGCTAGTAATGAAAAAGGTATTGTAAAAATAAACGTTATGGTTAAGGATGAAGATGAAAAGAAATTATAATCAAGGAATAAAAGATGATGTTATTTACTTTGTAGGACGTGAAGTAGAAAAAACTCCTGCATACGGAATGGCAACGTTATTTGTTACTGGTGTTCAACCTGCAAATGAAATACAAGAAAGATTAGGAGATGGAATTAAACATATCTTCTTTGGTGCTAATCATAGTTTTAATCCTAAAACAGATGACGAATGGCGAGCATGGGAAAATATGATCAAAGCATATCTAGCAACTGATAAATTATGTAGCTTAGATATTCCTATTGCTCTTGCAGAAGAATTTTTAGAATCCGGTTTAACCGAATATGAGAACTTTATCCCACAACTTCGTGTTCCAGTGCCTTACGTGAAACTGTGGAATTACAACACTATGTTGAAAATTGATGATAAAGATTTTAAGGCAACCAACCCAGGCGTCTGGTGTCATAGTTTGCATGATTTGATGGATAGAGAAAAATTCACAGATTGGACAAAATATGGACTTGACAAACCACTAAAGTGAGCGTATAATGAATAAACAAAATGAAAGATACTATGAAGGTATGCTACGCATGATGCGAGAAGAAGATAAAAAACAATATATGGAAAATAAGGTAAATAGATCCATATGGGTAACATTCAAAAAGGAAGGGATACACAAGTATCCTGCGGCACTAGATGATCCAAAACTTGCGACAGGTGACTGGGATGATGTTTCGTTTCTTGGTTATCCTCATCGTCATATTTTCCATTTCAGGGTGCGTATCGGAGTGTACCACAACGATAGAGACATCGAGTTCATCCAGTTCAAACGATGGCTCGAAAGACTCTACTCAGGAACCGATAACGGAACAAATAATCAAGGAAGTGAAGGACAGAGCTCAACCGACAGTGAAGTGCTTCTTTTAGATTACAAATCATGTGAAATGATTGCTGACGAACTATATGAAAAAATTAATGCAAAGTACCCCGGCCGCTTTGTAGAAATTGAAGTCTCCGAAGACGGAGAAAATGGCTGTGTTATCTCTTACCCATCAAACAAAGCATAAGGACTATATGGTAAAATGGATATTAAATTTAATCGTGAAGCGTATACTAAAGTGTTTAACGACTTGGACAAGTATCGCGATTATTGTCGCTTTGAAGGTAAAGTCTTTAATGAAAAAGATTTATACAAAGAAGATGCACCGGTTTGGCAGGCTTATAAAAAGCATCAAAACTACTTACGTGCCAAAGCTAGAAATACTGCAAGGAAGCAAAACTATCGGAGAAATTAATGACTATCTATATAGTAGATATCGAAGCTGTTGATACACGTTATACTAAACAGTGGAAGGAACATCTTCCACGTCAACTTCAACGATCTACAAACGAAAAGGTAGTTACCATCAGTGGTGGAGAAACACCTCAGGCTACAACACCTGGGGCTTTTCTCAATTTTGGTGGTACTAATGTGTACAAGTCAAAACAACTTGAACAGATAGGAGAAATGTTCTGTGAAGGGAAAATCAAGACTGGCGATTATTTTTTGTATACCGATGCCTGGAATCCTACAGTGTTACAACTACGCTACATGGCAGAGCTATTGGGTGTTGATGTTCGCATTGGTGGCTTGTGGCATGCTGGTAGTTATGACCCCCATGATTTCTTGGGACGATTAATAGGTGATAAACCTTGGGTAAGAAATACTGAACAAGCAATGTATGATTGTTTCGACGATAATTTCTTTGCAAGTGAATTCCACATAGACTTGTTTGCAGAAAGTTTAGATATTGAAGGTAGCAAACCACATCGTGTTGGTTGGCCTATGGAGTATCTTAAGAATAGTTTAGACAGTTACAAAGGTATGCAGAAGAGGGATCTTATACTCTTTCCGCATCGTATTGCTCCTGAGAAACAAGTTGATATTTTTAGAGATCTTAAAACACAACTTCCCCAATATGAATTTGTTGTGTGCCAAGAACAGTCATTAAGTAAAAATGAATATCATAATCTGCTAGGCGAAGCTAAACTAGTGTTTAGTGCTAACCTACAAGAAACACTAGGTATCAGTTGGTATGAAGGCGCACTAGTAGATGCTATTCCTATGGTTCCTGATAGACTAAGTTATTCAGAAATGGCACTACCAGAGTTTAAATATCCTAGTTCATGGACTGAAGATTATTTCTGTTATAATCAATGCAAAGGTGAACTAATGAAACTAATTGTTAACTATATGGAAAATTATGAAGACTATCTACCAAGCATTAACAAACAAGTTACGAAACTTAATAAAGAATTCTTCAGCGGAGCCCAGCTATATGACACAATCAAACAATGATAATAAATTGACTGTTGATGTAGGATATTCGGATTATAGTATTGACTGGCAAAATATGAGTACATCAACTATAACAACTACTCCTATAGATACAACTTATTCAATTGGAATTGATGATACTATAGATTTAAGCAACATAACTTTTACTGGTATGGATCAAAAAGCATTTGAAGATACTATGCCTAGTTTAGATAGAGTTAATAATATGTGTGAAGAATATCCAGCACTAGCAAAAGCATATAATAATTTTAAACATGTATACAAATTATGTGAACAAGACTACAAAGGCAAACTAAAGGAAAGAGGTATTGATGATGAAATTCCTTTCTAAAATTATGGACAAGCTCGGCAGACGTCGAGTAATTACAGACAGAGACGGAAAGGTACCTTATCTTATCCGTTATTATCTATTTTTAAAAGAACGAAAAAACTTTCCATTTAATATTACGCTACACAAAGTTCTAGTTAGTGATGAACCTACACTACATGATCATCCTTGGAACTGGGGTGCTTTAATTTTAGTAGGCGGATACTACGAATGGATTCCTGTTCATTCTCAAGAGGGTGCAGTAGTAGGTGCAACTAGAGTTTGGCGTGGACCTGGTAGTATTAGATTTAGAAAAGCAAATGATTTACATTGGTTAGAACTAGCAAAAGATGAAAACGGAAATGAAATTCCATGTACAAGTATTTTCTTTATGGGACGCAAATGTAAAGAATGGGGATTTGTAACCCATAAAAAAACACAAGGTTATCGTTGGATACACAATGAGGAATATTTAAATGCTAGATAAAAAAATTTATACTTGGGAAGATATAGAACGTATGTGTGTAAGCATTGTTAATCAAATGTACACAGACAATTGGCGTCCAGATTATATTGTTGGCATCACAAGAGGCGGCAATGTTCCTGCCACAATAATAAGTAACATGACTGGTATACGTTGCGAAGCACTTAAAGTTAGTTTACGTGATGCTGTACATGGTTTAGAAAGTAATAATTGGATGGCTGTTGATGCACTCGGATATCCAGACAGTGACGCTACAGATATGAAAAAGAATATACTTATTGTAGATGATATTAATGATACCGGTGCAACATTTAATTGGATCAAAGAAGATTGGCCTGCAGGGTGTTTACCAAGACATGAAGATTGGAATAATGTTTGGGGTAATAATGTACGCTTTGCAGTTTTAACAGAAAATTTGTCTAGTGAGTTTGATCAAGTTTCTTACTCATGTGACGAAGTTAACAAATTAGAAAAGGATGTATGGTTAGTATATCCTTGGGAGAACGTAGGAACATATGCAAATTAATATGGACAAATTAGATTTATTTCCTGTGCCTTTACTAGGTACAGAATTTCCTAGTGCAGACATTTTAGCAGATGTACTAGTACCAAAGATGAAAGATATTGAGTCAAAAGACCAAAATCCTATTCCTTATAGTGCTAATAGTTATACAAATTACAATCCGTATACACAAGCACTAGACATGGAAGAATGTAAAGAATTAAAGTCATTTATTGAAGAATGTGGCAAATCTGCTAACAAGTTAATTGGTATAGATGGCGGAATAATGTTTACAGGTAGCTGGTTTAGTATTACAAGACAGTTTGGAGTTCATCCTGAACATAATCATATTCCTGCTACTTGGAGTGGCGTGTATTATGTACAAGCAAATGAAAACGATTCTCCAATAACATTTTTAGATTCTAACAAAAATAGTAATTGGCCTTGGATGCAAACTAATGAAGCAAATTCATATAATACATCTAGCTACAGTATAAAACCTAAAACAGGTAGATTAATTTTATTTCCTAGTTGGTTGATGCATCGTGTTGACCAACAAATGGCAGATCAGGAAAGAGTAACAATCAGTTTTAACTTGGCGGCATTACATGAGCAAAAATAAACCTTGGACTGATGTATTAATAGATACAAAAGACTTTACAGTTTACAAAGACAAATATCCTGTTACAGAAGGACATATTCTTTTTGTACCAAAAGAACAAACATGGCAGGATTTAAGTAAGTGTTTCGAAGCCGCATACAAATGGGGCTATGATTGGGTTGATCGCGGATATTGTGAAGCATTCAACATTGGACAAAACTGTGGAGAAGCGGCAGGTCAAACTATCGACTGGCCACATGTTCATCTTATTCCACGCCGGAAAGGTGACATGAAAGATCCAACAGGAGGCGTTAGGCACGTTATACCAGAAAAAGGCAATTACAAAACAAATGAAATATATAAAAAAATAAACGGCAATTATACTACGCAAGAAGTTGTAGATGCTACTAATAAGATCTTAGAAGGAGATTTATGTTGAAACAAAGATTGATTGAAGCGGCAAGAGCCCATGCAGAAGCAGAAGTCAAACTGCATAAAACAAACATTGATGTATACATGGAAAAAGTTGTAGGCATCGGTGAGCATTCTGACATCATCGAAACTATCCAAAAAGAACTTGATGCTATGGCACAAGCAGATGATAGATTAGAAATGTTAAACAAATATTTTAATGACTAGAACACTTTTTATTGGCGACAGTCATACCTGCGGATACAAAACAAAAGCTGGAGAAGTTGGTCCTGATAGTTTTACTAACTGGAACGATAACAGCTATGTTTTAGAATATGCAAAATTAAATAATAAAAAATGTATTGTCTATGCTATGCCCGGTGCAAGTATTAGACAATACACTGATTACATACGAGCAATGTTTAACAAGTACAATGACATTGACGAAGTATTTGTTCTATTAAGTAGTCTTAATAGATTTACACTATCTTTTAATCAAAAACTTTCTCCTGATATAGTACCTGTTGATCATTTTACTCACGATGTAGGCACAACTGAAGATGGCCTAGTTGATAGATATATGGACAAAACTATTGAAGGAGACTATTTTCAATTATATCAAAAGCCCCATCAAGGAGATTATGAAAATTTTCCTGGACTTAAATTTAGTTATGAACAGGGATTGACAGAGCCTGATATAAGAAAATCTTCTTATATGGACATTAAAACTTTCTTTGAATTGAACACACATCTAGAACAAAGAGACTTTTTTAAGGACATTTATGTATGGGATAATATGTGTGCAGACTATAATGTTCCTTTGTATCTTTTTAAAATGCGTGAAAGAACATTCTTTCCGGAAGGTTATGAATTTTACGGAAAACTTAAAAACACAACTATTGCAGATCAAAGTATTGAATTATATTTCCAAAACAAGCAAATTAACCACGAAGCATACTTTTTGGAAGATAAAGAGCATTATAATACCAAATTTCACAATCTTATTGCAAAAAATTACATAAAACACTTGACAAAAACCTAAATATAGTATATTATAATACAATATAGGAGTAGTAAGTTGAAGCTAAGATATTCAGAAGCATTTTATTCAGTACAAGGTGAAGGCAAATTTGTCGGCGTACCTAGTGTATTTTTACGTACATTTGGTTGTAACTTTCGTTGCATGAACTTTGGTACAGATGAGACTAGAGATCGTTGGGAACAACACAAAGACGGAAAAAGGCACAATGCTGAAGTAAAAGCATTACTTGATGCAGATGTGCATAAAACTACAGAAAAATTTGAAGACTTGCCTATCATTCACACAGGTTGTGATACATATGCAAGTATCTATCCAGAGTTTAAACACTTCAACAAACTTGCAGAAGTTGACGAAGTTGTTGAACATCTACTTTCACTTACTCCAGAAGGTAAGTGGACAATGGACAATGGACAAGATGTACACTTGATTATGACAGGTGGTGAGCCTTTGTTAGCGTGGCAAAAGCTATACATCGAACTATTTGAACATCCACGCATGAGGGATTTGAAAAATGTTACATTTGAAACAAACACTACACAAACATTACACGACGAGTTCTTCGATTATCTCAACAATCAAGACAGATTTACAATCACTTGGAGTTGTTCCCCAAAACTTAGCGTTTCAGGAGAACCTTGGGATACTGCTATACTGCCTAACATTGCTCATGAGTATAGCCTTGTTGACGGTAGCGACATGTATCTTAAGTTTGTTGTCGCTAACGAAAACGATATTAATGAAGCTGGTAGAGCTGTCGAAGCATATAAGAAAGCAGGAGTGGAATGTCCTGTTTACTGTATGCCTTTGGGTGGACGCAGTGAAGAATACAATCTTAATGTCAAAGAAGTCGCAGAAGTCTGTATGCAAAGAGGATGGCGATTTACACCCCGACTCCACATATCGCTATTCGGAAATGCCTGGGGAACTTGATTTGTATAAAAATAAACAACACGAAAAGGCAATGAAGGCACCAATTAATAAAAACTTAGATGACGATCTAAGGAAGAAAGGACTACTATAATGGGATGGTGGAATAAACTTGTAAAAGATAAAAAGGCACAAGAAAAAACAGAAGAACCAAAGACACAAAAAGAAATGAGACTAGAAGTTCTTCAAAAAGAAAAAGAGCAAGCAACTGCTGAAGGGAAACCTTGGGTAGCTGTATTAGACACTCAAGTCAACAAAGATAATATTCGAAATGGTTTTTTTGAATTAGATTGGAATAACGAATTTATTGAACAACTTTTAGATGCAGGTTATTCGGGTGAAACTAATGAACAAATAGTTGATGCTTGGTTTAAAACTCTAGCAAGACAGATTTTGGAAGAAGACAATCTTGACACAGACCGTGAAATGGGTTATATTAATGTTAAACCCGTAGATAAGGATAAAAGTGAAGTTTCATGAGTACATACATATTAGTAGACACAGCAAATACATTTTTCCGAGCTCGTCATGTTATACGTGGTGACATAGATACAAAAGTTGGTATGGCATTACATATTACATTTAACAGCATTAAAAAGGCGTGGAAAGACTTTGACGCAGATCATGTTGTATTTTGCTTAGAAGGTCGTAGCTGGCGTAAAGATTATTATGAGCCCTACAAGCGCAATCGGCAAGAAACACGTGACGCAATGACTCCTTCGCAAGCAGAAGAAGATAAAGTGTTTTGGGAAATCTTTGATGAGTTTAAAGAGTTCATCGGTACAAAGACTAATTGTACTATGATCCAACATCCGCAACTAGAAGCAGATGATTTGATAGCAGGATGGGTGCAAAGTCATCCAGATGATGATCATGTAATTATTAGTACCGACGGTGACTTTGCACAACTAATTGCACCTAATGTAAAACAATACAACGGTGTACAGAATGTAACTATTACACATGAAGGTTACTTTGATGATAAAGGCAAAGAAGTAATAGACAAAAAAACAAAACTTCCTAAAGAAGCGCCTGATCCAGAATGGCTACTATTTGAGAAATGTATGCGTGGTGACACAAGTGATAATGTGTTTAGTGCATTTCCTGGTGTACGCAAGAAAGGTACACGTAATAAAGTAGGCTTACAAGAAGCATTTGCTGATAAGAATACAAAAGGCTACAACTGGAATAACATGATGCTACAGCGTTGGGTAGATCATGAAGGTGTAGAACATCGTGTGCTAGATGATTATAATCGCAACGTAACACTTTGTGATTTATCTGCACAACCAGAAGAAATTCGTAACACAATTAACAGTGTAATTAATAGTGTTGAACCAAAAGACATTTCACAAGTAGGTATGAGATTAATGAAATTTTGTGCTAAATGGGATATGCAACGAGTTGCAGACCAGGCACAAAACTTTGCTGAACCATTACAAGCGAGGTATCCACAATGACAATAAATGCAAAAGAAGTACTAAAAAACAAGTTTTGGATTGTAGAAGAAAACGGTTCTAAAGTTGGAACCTTAAGTGCAAGCGACGAGTGTTACACTTATACTTGTACACAAGGTACACAAGTTTTTAGTACAATGAATCAAATGAAGAAAGCACTAGGTAAAATTACTTGGAGTACAGCAGATAAAAAACCTGCAAACGATTATGATGTTCATGGCTATCCTACTAGTTGTGAACCATTTAATCCTATGTACGATGTTAGGAATAAATTACCATTGTTTAGTAAAAGTAACAAATCAAAAAGTTTATATTGTGCGGGATATTACACAATACATTTTGAAAAAGGTTGGGTCAAAAGTTTTTGTCCTAAACTAATTACAATAGAACGCTACGAACATAGAGGTCCATTTAAGACTGAATTCGAAATGCGTGAGGAGTTATCGCGTGTCAACAGAGCCTCTTAATACTAGCTCTATACAGTCTTTTATACAAAATGTAAAAGCCGCTGATGCAGGTAATCAAAAAGAAATTAGATTAACAATGCCGCAAGCAAAAAGTTTAGCATTTACTTTAGGCATTGTTATGTCTAGACTACACGGCGATTTAGAACTTTATGTTAAAGAAAATGCAAAATCTGCTGAACAAGAACCTATAGAGGTACAACTTGACGGCGGGAATGACTGGTAAACTGCTACTATTACTATAAAAAAGAGATAAATATATGCGTATATAATTAAAAAGGAAACGCATATGAGCAGGCCTAAGCCAAATGTTCTGTTAGAATATGTTAATAAGAAAACATACAGAAGCGAACAAGTATTAGAAGCAGAAGCTATTTGGGCGGTTTTTCATAATAATAAACCGTTTAATCTAAAGAGCGCCAATATATTGACAAGCTATCCTGGTCCTAAATATAAGAAAACAAGTTTTTCAAATCCAGGACATGCACACAATTTAGCCAAAAAAATGAATGAGATGTTTCAGTGTAACGAATTTACTGTTGTAAAACTTACACAAGGTGAAACAGTTAAAGAATGAATTGGAAATTAACCTACACAAAAATCTTCTTAAAAAATGCTGACATAACTGTAAATGAAGCAAATATAAAAGAATACATGCCTGTTTGGTGGCAAAACATCAGACAGAAAGAAAGTGGTGGGTTAAGATTAACAGACGATGGAATAATGTTTGTAAAAGAGAAACTAGGATTATCTACTTACGATGTTCCATTTCCAGCAGATTTTAAATTAACAACACAAACACTAATTTGGTTAGACCAATTTATTGATTGTCCGTACTGGTTAGGAACACACGGAATAGTTGTAACAAACGAAAAAAAAGCTGTCGAACTACATCTTTTCAGTGGAGATGTTAAGAAATACGGCCTCCAAAAAGCATTAACTAGGCAAAAAAAAGAATCCAAAAGTGGTTGACCTTTGTTTATAAAGGTGCTATATTAGTATTATACTAATTAAGTATGGCACTGAAAAAAACACAAGAAGAGGAATACACAATGGAAACTACTGCACTACGCACTGTCACTCCTAATGGGGCTAAGAAAAGTATCCTTAGGGCATTTAAAAAACAACGACCTATCTTTATTTGGGGACCTCCAGGTATTGGTAAGTCAGATATTATTCACCAAATTGGACGTCAAATTGAAGGTCATGTAATCGATGTTCGTTTATCACTATGGGAACCTACAGATATTAAAGGCATTCCCTATTATGCGGCAAATGACAATATTATGGCTTGGGCACCACCCGCAGAACTGCCCGATGCAAAACTAGCAAAAAAACATAAATGGATTATTTTGTTCTTAGACGAAATGAATTCAGCCGCTCCAGCAGTACAAGCCGCGGCATATCAATTAATCCTTAATCGTAAAATTGGTCAATATGTACTTCCAGACAATGTTCTAATTGTTGCGGCAGGTAACAGAGAAACTGACAAAGGTGTTACATATAGAATGCCTGCTCCGTTAGCTAACCGTTTTGTACACTTAGAAATGGCTGTTGACTTTGATGACTGGTTTGCTTGGGCTGTAGAAAACAACCAGCACAAAGATGTAATTGGATACTTAACTTTTGCGAAGAAAGATTTATACGATTTCGATCCTAAGAGTCCGAGTCGTTCATTTGCTACACCACGTAGTTGGTCATTCGTAAGTGAACTACTTGAAGATGAAGAGGACGAAGTAACCACAACAGATCTTGTTAGTGGTTCAGTTGGAGAAGGATTGGCTGTCAAGTTTATGGCGCACCGTAAGGTTGCATCACAAATGCCTAACCCAACTGACATACTTGCAGGTAAAGTTAAAGAGCTTAAAAACCAAGAAATCAGTGCCATGTATTCCTTGACTATTTCGCTCTGCTATGAACTCAAACAAGCATCAGATAAAAATGATAAAAAGTTTGATTCAATGGTTAACAACTTCCTGCGATTTGCAATGGATAACTTTGAAACTGAACTTGTTGTTATGGGTATTAAAGTTGCTATTACACAATACCAACTTCCAATTGATCCAGACGAAGTTGAATGTTTCGATGAATTCCATGACCGTTTTGGTAAGTATATTAAGGCGGCAAACACATAAGGTAAAAGGGGGCAACCCCTTTTACCATTTTACTTGACACAATGGCACATATTTGTTATAGTAAATATATAAACAGAGGACATGGCACATGAGTTATCCGTTAAGAAACATAGAAGGTAAAAAACACTGGCAACCTAATCCAGATATTACACAAGAACAACTTGAAGAAATGAGAGTTGAAGTTCTTGATCGTATCATTGTTGCTCGTGTAGGATTGTTGCTAAGACATCCTTTCTTTGGTAATATGGCAACACGTTTGCGTATTGTTGCCGCAGACGACTGGTGTCCTACAGCCGCAGTAGACGGCAAAAACTTATATTACAATACACAATTCTTTAATGCAATGGATAACAAAGAAATTGAATTTGTTATTGCACATGAGATTTTACATTGTGTATTTGACCATTTAGCTCGTAGAGAAGATCGTAATCCGTTAATTTATAATATTTCTGCAGACTATAAAGTTAACAATACACTAGTTAGAGAAAAAATAGGCCAGATGCCTAAACTAGTTGATTGCTTCCAAGACTTTAAATATGAAGATTGGACTTCAGAAGAAATTTATGACGAGCTGTACAAAAAATACGATGAAGAAGAATTAAAACAACTAGGTGAACTTTTAGACGAACACATTGACTGGGAAAAAGGTGAAGGCGATACACAAGGTGCTAACAGTCAACCTGGCAAAGATAAAAAAGGTAATACTGAAAGTAAAAAGAAACCTAAATATACAAAAGACGAACTAAGAAAAATTAGAGATGAAATTAAAGAAAACATGATTTCATCTGCACAATCTGCAGGTGCTGGTAATGTTCCTAGTGGAGTAGAACGTTTAATTAAAGAACTTACTGAACCTAAAATGAACTGGCGTGATATACTACGTCAACAAATCCAAAGTACTATTCGTAATGATTATACATTTAGCCGTCCTTCACGTAAAGGTTGGCATACTGGTGCGGTTTTACCAGGAATGAATTTTATGGAAACTATTGACATTTGTGTTGGACTTGATATGAGTGGTTCAATTGGAAATAGTCAAGCAAAAGATATGATTAGCGAAATCAAAGGTATTATGGATGAATACAAAGATTACAACTTAAAAATTTGGTGTTTTGATACTGAAGTTTACAATGAACAAGACTTTAGTGCAGACAATGGTTCTGATATATCAGATTACGAAATCTACGGCGGCGGCGGTACAGACTTTGAATGTAACTGGAAATACATGAAAGAAAACGATATTGTTCCTAAAAAGTTTATCATGTTTACTGACGGTTACGCATGGGGCAGTTGGGGTGACGAAGATTACTGTGATACTGTTTTTATTATCCATGGTAACAAAGATAAATCAATTGTAGCACCATTTGGACAAACGGCATACTATGAGGAAAATGCTTAAAGAACCTAACCCAAAAAACGTATTTGAGAACAGGAGTATGCCTGTGCCTCCACCTCATTTTGAGTATACAGAAATGGAATTTAGGTATAATATGGAAAATGTTGTTCATGATTGGATATATGACAATCTAAAAGGCAGATTCTATGTTGGTAAAAGCACTGATCAAACCCACAATACTATGTTAAAAATAGGATTTGAAGAAGGTAAAGAACTTTCCTATTTCAGTTTGGCATGTCCACATCTAAAATACAAATAAATAAAGTACGTATATAACACATTATAACCAGGAGATAATAATGAGCGATACAACAAAAGAAGTAAAAGAAGCAACTTCTACCGAAGCACCAGCTACACAAGCACCAGCTTCAGAGAAACCTGCTGAACTTACTATTCAAGACTTGCAGGGGCTGAAAACTATCATCGATGTTGCAAGCACTAGAGGAGCATTTAAACCAAATGAAATGCTTAGTGTTGGTACAGTATACAGCAAATTAGAAGCATTCTTAAATGCTGTTTCGAAAAACCAAACACCACAACAAGCCCCAGAAGGAGGCAATAATGGCTGATCTTAAACATGTAGGTAGATTAACTACCAACAACAGAAAATTAATTGTAGCTTATAGAGTCGTTCCTAACGATCCAGAACACTGCCTAGTAGTGCATACGGAAAGTTTAGATGCGGCTGATCATGATAGCTTAATCAATCTAGTTGAAAGCAATGCTGGTCAAAGTGAAAATGACTTAGCTAATGCTATGGCTAGAACACAACTAACAGATGGTTCGAATATGTTAGCTAGATTTCATACAACTGGAAAACTTGTAAAAGTACCTACTAATGTTGTTGAAATGACTCCTAATATTACATCAAGAGTAAATCTTGCAGAACTTAACAAGATTATTGCTGACCAACAAGGTGTAACAGTTGCAGACTTAGCAGTAAAATCTACAGCACCTGCACCAACGCAAACTACTAGTGAAGCACCAATTGTAGAAGATGCTACACCTGTAGTAGGTGAAGAACCTTTGTCAGACGAACAGTTAGCCGCACAGTACCGTTCGCAAGCTGATGCTTTATTTAAAGAAGCAAAAGCTCTTAGAGAACAAGCAGAAGAACTTGTTCCTACTAAGAAAAAAGCGAAACAAACGGCGGATGCCTAACAAACTATCAAAAGACGTAATTGCTCATTGGCCGGAGGTATTTAAAGACATTGATGTAAAAACAGTGCCTATTGAATACCTCCAATCCATTACGATATATTTTAAAGACGGTCGTAAATGGGTAGTCAATGTAGACAAAAAAGCAAAAGCAAATCCAGAATTAAACTACGGTATTGATAGCTTGCTTAAAGAGTACGAAAACGCTATTGTAAACATCGATTTTAGGCTTAATACAGCTAAAGTACGCAAAGATATAGAAGCACGTACCAAAACATTCCTGAAAAAGCGAAAGTAATAATATTCAGTTAGATTGTCAAAGGCATAAATACTGTAGTAAATAATTTATAGATTATTCAGGAGCCACTTTAATGAGTTTAAGAATTAGAAGAGGAACCGACGCAGAGCGCCAAACGGTCACCTTTCTTGAGGGAGAGTTAGTTTATACTACGGATACCAAGAAAGTATTCATAGGTGACGGTGCTACACTAGGCGGTGTATCGGTTGACAGTACTACAGGATCGATTAACAATCTAACAGACGTTAATACAGCAGGCGTACAAATAGGACAAATCCTACAATGGAATGGATCTTCATTTGTACCAGGAGAACAAGGTGAAGGCCGCAGTATATTTGGCCAAGATAGCACACTACTTGTTGATGCAACAAACAGTTCAATTAATTTAGACGGTACAGTAAAAGGCCACGTTGTACCAGATCAAAACATTGCTTACGATTTAGGCTCCGCAAGCAACAGATTTAGAGACTTATATTTAAGTGGCACATCTATTAATTTAGGCGGTTCAACAATTACTTCAAGTGGTGGTAAAGTTAGTTTTAGTGAACCAGTTGTTGCACAATTTGAACAGTCAGGCAACACAGATTTAAAAGACAATTACATTACAAATACAGCAGTAGGCGGTGCAATTAGTTTACGTCCTGCAGTCAATTCTAATATGAATGTAGCTACAACAGGTGGAACAGTTGTATTTAAAGTAGACTTAGCGGCTAACTCATTTGGTGCTAATGATGACGCAGTTTTACAACTTCCAGTGTTTGAAGCGGCGGACTTTACTGCACATTCAGCTCTAGCTGGACAAGTTGTATTTGATAATTCAACAAAAGGTTTAAAAGTATACAACGGTACAGGATGGGCATCTGCAGGTGGTGCAGGTGGCGGAGGTATTGTTGAAGGCAATGCATACCGTATTAATATTGTAGACGCAGGTAGTACAGTAGTAGTAAACACTGACACTGGTGTTGTTACAGCAAACCTAACAGGTGATGTAACAGGT